TTCAAAGGTAAGACCTACATCACTAGCCCCATTTAAATCAGTGGGATGCTTATTCATCAACGTATTAGCACCCATTGCTTTATTTAGAGAAATAAAATTACTTTCACTAAATGGATTATAATAGTAATATGTACCTCCATTTTCTATACCAACATATGCCTTATCTAGTAATGTTATAGTACTAGTACCTGATGAGTGAGTTATACTACTAACTTCACCAATCAAATTTTTATTTGTATCAAATAATAAGGTATATTTTGGTAATAAACTTTCCATATCACCATTTACAGTAGCAGTAGTGCTAGTTATATCTGTATCTATATCAGTAGAACCACCTGTAACTTGAGTCAAAACTAAACTTGGATTTAAAGTAGATTTAACTATATCATTTGAATAATTTAAATTTTTAGTAAATGTATTACTCAATAAACTTGATGTATTGTCTCTTCCTACTATATCATAATTCAACATACCATTTTCCATTGATGAAGTTATATCTTCTATTTTTCCTGTAAATACTTCTTCATGTAAAGTATAACTACCACCATAATAATATACTCTATCTTTAGGTGTTTTCTGATAATATTTATCGGTAGCCGACTGCAATGAAAGATATTTTAAATTTCTATCACCATAATCTACCTTAATATCATGCCCTTTAAATCCATTAATATATACTCTAGAATTATATAATTTAGTAGATTCTTTTGTGACAGTATGGTTATCCATTGTGATTCTATTATTTTGGCTGGTTATAATTTCTGTATCTGCTGAAAACCCTGTAATTAATTTAGAGTTAGAATATACAGAAACATAAATATCAGCAGAACTTACCGTTGGAGGAGTAGAGTCTTGAGTCCATGTTGATGCAGTTTTTAACCGCTTATGTGAAACACTAAACTTTTGATTAACCCCATCGGCCTTAGCATCTATTGCATTTACTCTATAATAATAATCACCTATTAAAATAATTGAATCTGCTCCTAATATAGCAGAATAATCATATTTCCAACCTGTATCAGCATTGTCATTAGATTTATTATTGAACGCTAACTGAGTATCAGTATTAGTTACTTTATGAAATAATAATTGCATATTTAAATTATTAGAATAGATACCATTTCTAACTACTAACTTATCTTCTTCTTTATATTTAAGATGTTGAATACCTGCATTATCTAATCCCTTGACTCTTGCTAATTTAGATAGTTTATTTCTAGGACTATTAACTACGGTATCCATTACAACAGGTAATTTATCGTTTTTGAGTTCAGCACTTTCCCATGTTATATATTTAGCAGGGCCATTTATTTTTCTATGGGGTGAATCAGGAATAGTATGAAGTGATTCCTCATAAGTTAAGGTATGGTCTTCTTCATGTCTTTTCATTTTAGGAAATGTTTTATGCCAAAATATAGGGTCTATATTACTATCAGCATCATCTGCAACCATATTATTATCAACTAATACAGCATCTAATCTACTTCTACCTAAATTCTGTATAGTATTTCCATATTTTCTTTCTGTTCTGAATACTACATTCTGTATAGTTGTACCTACGGTTACTGAAGAAATAGTACCAAGATTTTGTCTAGCATAATCTAAATAAAATCTATATGATATTGTACCAAACGGGTCATTTGCGTATTTAGATTCTACATTACCTATGTAAGTAGTGCCACTAAATAAAGACCCACCTTCGGTTAGTTGATTATACCCAGTAGAATTAATTGTAAAATATTTTGATGCCGAGCCTTGTTCATATTGAGATAAATTACCCCCAGTAGTAGCAAGTATGCTAATAGACTGAGAACCCCAATACCTAACAGAAGTTAATGTATATTTTTCATTATAATCTAGTTGATTCTTTACCTCTAACCTATCATTGTAAAAATAAAATGTAGGAGTATTAACTATACTTATCTTATCATATTTATTAGTTGAAGCATCAGTATCGCCTCTAAGACCATAACTAACTGCAACTACATCACTATCATTTGTTTTATGTGGCCCTTTATATATTTCAAACTTAGTTCCTTTAACAATTTCTCCTGTATATTTAGGCTCAAACTCAACTCCATCACCAAACTCATCAAAAGTAGTAATTCTAGTTATTCTAGCAAAATGTGGTCTTACTGTATCTTCTCTTGTAACATGGTCATATATTTCAGGATTTAATAAAATAAAGTAGTCTCTATTCTCTATATCTAATCCAATATTACTGTCAGGACAATCTGAAACAGTAGAGTAAGTAGCCTTTCTGTTTGTAGATGTATTTGTTTTAGTAGAGTCATAAATTTTAACTTTATATGATGGAGTATTTTCTTTATTTGTAGCGTAAGTAGATAGGGATGTGGAAGCAGTTGGTAATAATCTATTCTGAATACTACTAGTACATTGTACTGATATTCCATCTGTATGTGGGCCTTTTCTTATTTCTGTAAACATTGCTGATGCAATAGGAGGATTCCCACTAGCAGTACTCACATAATCTGTTTCATTTTCTAATCCTAATGTAAGTAGTGTAGGATTAACTGATACTTCTTTGTATGCGTTTGCTCTACAAGTAGAATTACCTCTTGAAGTATAAATATTATTATTACCAAAATCAGTTTCAAAAGTAGACTCAACTACTCCTGCATTTAGTGGTAATATCATTCTTCCGCTAACAGCCATATTCACTCACCAAATGTATAATAAAATAGTATATTGCTATAACTAGGAGATAATGTATTTAATGATTGAGAAGGTTGATTGCCTTTAGATAAAGATACTTCATATAACTCCCCCATGAATTGAAAATGTTCTCTTGCACCTGATGCTTCATCAGCCTTTTGTCCTATGAAAACATCATCGGCTTTGAATGCAAATGTAGGTTCACTAGAAAACTTTTCAGATTTAATTAAAGAATTATTTAGATATATATCTACACTACCACCTTTGTTAAATACACAAGATATTTTGTATAACTGTTCTACATAGAATGCTTCTTTAGGTTGTGAAACATATATTGCTGCTGTATGATTAGAGGCATCTGTAACTGTAACTGTTTCTATATTATTCTTTTCTGTAACAACACCTAAACTAACCCCATTACTATTGAACAGTTCTGAACCATCTGCTAATTTTGCTACATTGACCGCCCCATCAGGAAATCTAATTTGATTACCACTAGGATTTGTCGTATCTGCTTGTAGTAAAGTTAAACTTGTATTATTCCCATCATAATATCCATTTAAGTCATAGTATCCATGAAGAGTGTTTATTGATTTTATTACTGTTCCTGTTTCTATTGGGTCATAATAAACAGGAGAACCTGATGCAGTATTTGCTAATTTAACTACTATCTTATATTCTGCGGGTTGATTAAAATTATGAGCAGTTGTATTTTCTAAATACACTTGAAAATGCCCATTATAAAATAACATCATTTTATGTGAAAATCGAGAACTACCAAAGTATGTACCACTCTCAAAGTTGGCGAGTGAATCACTAGTTGCGGGGCATGGTGGAGTTTTAGTTGAGTCTAATGTATCTTTTGTGCTATCTGTTGCATGACCAAATCCATTAACATCATAAGGTGTAATAATAGTTTCAAAAACAAAACTACCATTATGATTCCAAAGATTACCCTTAGATGTACTTAGGTTAGTATCATCATATTCTATTTTCAAATAGCCATCACACATAACAGGAAAAACTAGTTTTCTTGAATCCCCAACATATACGTTTGCTATTTTTACACCCCCAATCAGTCAAAGAAATTGTCTGCAATAACAGTCGCTTCTTCAAACTCCATAGTGAAATTTACACTAGGATATTCTGCTCCCGAAAATGTAGTGCCAAATGAGCGTATAAATCCACCAAGACCAATATGATTACTAGTTTTATTTATTATATCAAAAGCAGTAGAAGGAGAATCAGTTGTATTACCACTTCCCGCAGTAAATGTATTATCATATGCTCTATTTTTCCAATTCCAAGGTATTAACGGTGCATCACCAATATCTAATGCTACCATTTCAGCAGCAGTTATTGTGTTTCCTGCTTTGTCTGCAAGCCTTTGGTTAAAACTATTATCTACTTTACTAGGATAAAATACTAATAATTTGTTTACATTTTGGTCATCTTGAAAACTACTTGAGTCAGTATAAGAATGAATTAATTGTGCCAATTCGTAGGCAGTAAATGTGACCGTTTTAGTATCTCCTTCTTTATTATTCTTCACAATTTCTTGTTCTAATAATACCCCTGTTATACTTACAGTTTTTTGTGCAAGTCCCATATCAAATGCTAGATTAGTAGATTCACCACGTATTGCTCCTGAAAAGGGAATACCAACATTAGGTACAGTTTTATTTGTATTAAATGATAATTCAGTTACATATAGTGGTATTCTATTAACGTGGCTATCCGTTCCACTAACATCAGACCGCCTTGCTAATTCTAAAAATACTACTAACTCTGTCATATCATACTCACCGTTGAACTTGTTTGATTCATTCTAATATTAATTTCTTTAGCAACCTTATTTGCTATATCTCGTATCTCTGTATCAGAAGCACCAACTCTACCATTGACATGAACATTGATTGTATTACCTCCTGAACTAGCAGCCCTAGCCGCTACCATTTTACCTGAATCTGCATTAGAATAAACTCTTGAACCAGTTGGTAATTTAACTAATTCCGGCCCTCTTTCTCCTACTACGGATAAACCTGAACCAGTTACACCTCCCTTAGAAAAGCCGGGAAGGAAAGATAATTTTTCTAATGCCGCACCAATTGCTAGTGCAAATACTGCACCCAATGCAATTAACCAACCTCCTGTAAAGAATGCAACTAAAAATAGTATAGCAGAAGCAATATAAGCAATTTTTGACATAGTTTTGGTTGCGCTATCACTAGATTTAGTAGCCCAAGCAACAAGCCCCATAATACCCGCCCATATTAATTTTAACACTACTATAAGTGCTAAAGATAATAGTGCTAAAGAAGCCATAACTATACCACCTAAAATCTTTAATAATCCTTCTATTACTAAAAAGAATTTACCTTCTTGAAATCCTGTAACAATATCTCCTATACCACTTGCTACTAGTTCTAAGAAAGGCAATACCATCATTGTAAATAGGGATTTAGTTTGTTCCCAAATCTCACCTAATTTTTCTCTAACACCTGCACTCTTAAATGCTCTATACAATAAGAATAAAGTTAACAACGCTAACCCAATTGTCACAAATGCTTTCTTAGCAAACATCAATAATTTACCTGTAAATTCAACTAGTTTAGTAAAACTTTCTCTTGCTCCTTCTCCCATTGCTTTGGCTATACCACCATTTTCTACAATATTTTGTCTAATTCTAAGAAGAGGTCTTCCAAATATTTTTTTAAGTACATTTTGCCTATTAACAAATTTCTCTGATGTGTTTTTTAATTTGCCTCTTTGTTCTTTTTCTTCATCAGTTGTAGCAAGCCCAAATGCTTTTTTTCTTCTACTTCTTCTTGAATCTTGATTAACTTGTCTATCTTCAGGTGATAGTATAAAGCCGCCTTCGGAAGTAATTCCTACTGCCTCTTCTAATCTTTTTTTTATTTTTTCTTTAGTTTGTATAAGTAATCCTAATGTATTTTTCTCACGGTCTTCTAATATGTGATATTGTTCTTTTGCACTTTCACTAAAGAAAGACGTATATTTTTTCATCATTCCTTGTGCCGGAATAGTAAATTGCATTTGGGATTTTTGTTCATCTATTTTTTTTCTAGTTATTTTGTTATCAAAGTCACCTGCAACCGGAAATTTTTTAGCAAATTTTGCAGGGTCTATTTTTGATTGTTTAAACAGTTTTTCTCTTTCACGTAATAGTTCCCAATCTTTTTTATAAGACTCATCATGCACATCTACTAAATTTTTAACATATTCTATGCCTTGGTTCTTTAATTCTCTTGGGTCTAAAGTTATATTTTTAAACAGTTTTGCACTATCTTCAAGCACTTTTTTTGCTTGTTCCATGTTAATTTGAAATATGTCTGTACCTTTTACCGCATTTTTATCAGTTAGAGCAAATCCAGTTTCTTTATTTAGATATGCTAATAGTTTATCTTGGTATTCTCCTTCACCCTCACCTAATCTTTCGTCCATTAGTTTAGGATTATTCTTATTAAACGTAGCAGTTAACTCTGCAATTTTAGCATTTTGTTCACTTGCAAACTTGGATACTTCAGTAGATGAGGTAGCCATTTGCTTCAAGAATTTTTGATTTAACATAAAACCCGTAATAACTGCCGCAGTTTGTAATGTAGTTGATTCTAATATGCTTTTACTCATTGGGTCTTCTACAATGGTTTTACCTGATACTTTACCTTTACCTAATATATTATCTAATAAGCCTTTACTCTTATTAATTCTATCTAATATCTGAACAATTGCTTTTTCATCCCCCACCATCATAGCGGTTGCGGCAAAAACATCTGATTTTTCTTTTAATTTTTCAATTGACTCTTTATCCATTTTTACAGAAGCCTTTTTGAATTGGCTTTCTAATGCAAGAAGTTCTCTTCTTTCTTTGATTATCTTAGCCATTTCTTTCATTCTAAGATTGTCTTGTAATGCGGCTCTTTCTTGTACAGAAACTAATTGTATCATTGTTAAAACAGTTGCTTTTGCTTTATTCAATACCTTCCAAGCACCCGTTCCTGATAAGAATCTACTAATAATCTCATAATTTTTACCACTAACAAATGTGTTTACACCTTTTAATGATGATTTTAACATCATAGCATCTTTACTAGATTGAACTAATAATTTATCCATTCCTTTCAAGGAATCTTCTAATTCATTAATTTCATCTGTCATACCCATAAAAATCACCTTCCCTTCTTTGCTTTATTAAATTCTTCTGATTCTATTCTTTTAACTTCACCATGTATCTCTAACATCTGCGATACTAAAGTTGCGGGAGTATGATAAGCCTCTAAAGGACTAACACTAAAAGTTGTTGAATAAGTATATATCATTATTCGTGATGCAATATATGGTGGAACACTACCACCCTTTAATGCTTTACGAATCAACTTTCGTTTCCCGTATCATCCCCCATCATATCTGTAAAGGGGTTAGGTAACACTTCTTTTAATTGTGTACCTACATACGGACTTAAACGCAATAATTCTAATGCACTTAAACTAGGTTCAGTTTTCTCAACAAAATTTTCAACCATAAACCTATACATTTTATTTAAATCTAAACCAAATGAATTGGTTGATGAATCAATATCCATCACGGTTGATAAGGCTTGTTCCACCTGTAACCAAGTTGGTTCTTTAACCCAAACCATTAGGTATTCATCAGAATCGGGTTCTACCCTCAAATGATGGCATTCAGTATTTACGGCTGCAAACAATTTACTCTTATCACTAATTACTTTCTTTTCCATTTTTCCACCTTCAATAAACTAACAAACAAACAAACGACTGTTAGTGGAATATAATATACTACTTTTTTCTATTTATGCCTCCATAATTAGAAAGGTGGTGGGGGTAGTAATTGCAGCCGCCCCCACCATGTAAATACCTCTATCAATCATCGTTTATAATAACCCATTTACCTGTGTATTTACAATCAGATAGTTTTCTAGCAGATATAGTTGCTTCTACCTCTATTGGCCCTTTATCACTAGGGAAAGGTACATTTACACTTTGAATGATATAATCATCTAATTCTATCTCTATGAAATCATTAGTAGATTTTTCAAATCTTAATTTGATTGTTCCTGCATCTGTATCATATTCTTCTTGTTCTCTCAATTCTTTCCATATTGCAGTATCAGTAATTAATAGTGTTAATGATAATTCATATGTCCTTTGAGCAGGTATATGAGCATTCATTATTTGTCTATTAGTATTACCAATAAATCTCTGCTGAGTAAAGTTATTATTAATAGTTAATGAACCTGATTTAACCCTAGCATAAGTCTGACCGAATAATGTTATAGAACCATCAGAATACATATATGGTGTAGTTGTTGAAGCGTCATAATTGAATAACCCTGTTGCTCCTTCTTCGGCTCTATGAGGAACATAATCAGTAGGTGCATCAAAAGCCCTTCGAGTTACTAATTCAAGAGAAGTTTTTAATTCTTGGCTTTCTTCAAAATTTAGTGTCATAGTATTAACCTGACATCCTGTAAATATTCTTGAATACATAGATGCTCCACCATCATCTACAACAAGTCTATTGGTGTTAGATGCTTTATTATAACTTACATCTAAAGCAAACGAAGGTAATTCTTGACCATTTAATTCTTTAAATGTGTATGCTATTGTTTTTGCGGGGTCAATATTTTTTAATGTACTGTTTCCATGAGCAGATGGAGGATATTCATTACCACCAATCACTCTAAAGAACTTGGTACTATTATCACCAACAGTAACAATTGTACTATCACTATTCATAGCAGTATCAGTTGCATCATGTGTTACCGCATCAATCTTACCTAGAGCATAGTATAGCCAAGAACCATTATTCATTGATATATCTAAAGAACCACCACTAACTGTTTCTGCACCTTTGTATTGATGTGCAAAGTTTCGTGTACCTGAAACTGCTAGGTTAAGTTGTTTCATTTCAACTTCAACATTAGGAGGCGTGAACTCATTAACTAGACCTAACCAATTGTCTGATAATAGAGCGTGTCTATTAGCACTTGCTCGGACAAACTGTGAAGTAGGTGCAGGTGCGCCAAACTTTTGGATTGTTGCAGTTATACTACCTGATGCTAATGCAGACCCAATACTTGAATCAACAGTAATTGAAGTAGCATCATTTTCTATTATAGTATGATATTCAGTATCACTACCTTCTACTAATTTAACTTCACATCCAACATATAAATTAGGAACTAGTTTTATTGTAGTATCAATAGTTGAAATTACTTTTGCTGCGTATGTACACGCAGTACCTAGTACGATATTGCATTCAGGTATCATTGTTGCTTGTGTGCCACTACCGACATATACTTCATTACTCATTTTTTATCACCTTAGATGCTTCTAGCGAACCGCTTTAACTCAATGGAGAGTTTGTATCCTAATAACCTTTTTCCTCTATCATTGGCTTCGCTTCTTCCTGTTAGTTTAATCAACTCTGCACTTTCTGCTACTGTTCCCGATGTTCCACCACCCACATACACTGTTGGTCGAAGCCCATTAGTCTCTATAATATATCGTGCAGTTTTATATAATTGCTGTAATCTTTCTCTAGAAGTCGTTAACTCAGCAAAATTCCTACGATGTAATACTCTCAAATGTAAAGTAAATGTATATGTTTCATTTCTAACAGAATAATCTATGGTAGGGTAATCTGTACTATTACTATCTTCAAAAACAACTATTACTGATTGAGAATCAATATCAACTCTTCTTCCTTCATTGGGAGCAACAGACCGAACATCAATAAATCTTGGAGTCTCCATATGGGCTGAAGATATAGCACCCGCACTTCGCAATGCAGTAATAGCAGAACTCCATCTATCTTGTAATAATGTGATAATGAATGTCACTTCATCCATGATGAAACCTCTTTAGTAATTTCTTTCTCTAACTCTTTTTGAAATATATCCATAGCATTTTTTAAAGTATCTTCTTCTGAAAAACTCATATCAAAACCCAAATCATCTTCTATCTCTTTTAACAAAAGATTTCTCTGTTTTTGGATTTCCAAAATCTCATTAAATCTAGCCATCAATTTTTTCATAATATCACAAACTATAAATTACTATTTTCTTACCATCTAGAGTTTCCATTGCTTCTTTTACTAATATATCATGCTTAGTTTTTAAGTCAATATTAGAACCTGTTTCAGCAATTAATATTGAATTATCATCATGTCTTATTATTTCAGCAGCAACCAATTTAGTTGCGGCATCATGTATAACTCCGGGTACTCTTCTATCTCCACTAACATAAGTTATTCTACAAGAATGATTTTGAACATAAGGATAATTTTTCAAAAAGAATATTTTACCCTCACTGTTAATAGTCCAATAATCACCTAATCGTCTTTGGTCTTGATTGTCTGTAAAGTTTGTTTTAGAACCTGCACTAGCAGTTATAGTACAATCTGAACCATCATCCCCCGGTAAAAGGGAAGATATAATCACTTTACTGCTGTCTTCTGTATCAGTAGATGCATAAAAGAAATCAGATATGTTTCTAGTTAATCCACCACTAGTAGCAGTTTTAGATTTAGCCGCAGTCTCACCTGTAAATTGTGCAGTTTGTTGTGGAAATACTTCATTAATTGCATCTGCTACTTGACTAGCAGTAGTCTTTTTACCAAATGAACCAAAGAAATGAACACCTTCTGTTAATACAAATGAAAAATTACCTACTCCTAATGTTAAATTATATCCTGAACCTGTTGCAGGTGGAGAATAAGAAGCAGTAGCAGAAGCCAAATCAACATAACTATTACCTTGCCAAACTTCTAATCTAACTATTTTCATTATTTTAGGTCTTTCTAATTGTATAAAACCCACATAGTCTTTGTATGGTTGTATCGGATACTGAGCATGTCTAAAGAACTCAAAATTATGTACTTCATCTCTGTATATTATTGGTCTAAAAGGATGACCTACTTTATCATCTATCTTATCTTCAACTCTTTTAATTATTTTACCTACTTCTGCTCTTGTAGGAGTCGTACCATCCGTAAACGCACTAATTTGTAATAAGTTAGAAATATCAGTATGTGTTGTATAATACCCAAAACCTATATTATAATTCACATCAATATTGGTGAAATCACTTGGTGATGATGCTTTACTCATTTAATTCACCCCAAATCAAAACCTATCCACCATCCGTTCTAAACTTCTGTATGTCGCCTTTAGTCTATTAATTGTTCCTACATCTTTCAATTGGTAGTCCCCCGTTGAACCATCTTTTTCTGATGATATTGTTTTTGACCCACCACGTTCTGTCATTCTTTTACCCCTACGTTCAGGAGATAAAAATGTTTTATTAACATTAAAATTATACTCACTTAAATATTCTTTTGCTATTTCATCTATCTTTATTACAGGAAATACATTACTAGTTATTTTTAATCTACCTGCATCTGTAATTTCTTTTGTTCCAAGAGCATTTGTCCCATCTTCTCTTCTTGCTGATACAATTCTTTTTTGTCTAGGTGTATTATACCATGCTAAAAATTCTTGAGGTTCTTTATTTATAGCAGCATCAACAAAACTTGCCCCATATGTTTCTACAATATCTTCTAAAATATCTCTTTCAGAACTTATATCAGTAACATCTTCATCTCCCTCATCGGACTCAATAACTAATCTATTTTGTTCATCAATTGATACAGAAGCATTTGCTTTATCTCTAATTGATTTTTCTGCTTCTAATACTTTTTTTCTATCTCTAGATGCCTCTACCAAATCTTTAGCAGTATCTTTTGCTTCACCACTACTATAATCACCAGTTATTGCTGCTATATCAGATTTATTTAATTTCATCTTTTTATATGTAATATCTAAACTACCTGTTTTTAATTTACCATTTTCAGGCTGAACAAAACTCATGATTGCATCTTTTATAGGATTAGTTACAGGTTTATTTAAATCTAAAGATATATCTTCCATAGTAAAAGATTCAAAATATGACTTTGCTTCTGCAAAATCTGTAAAACTTTTATCTTCTCCTAAACCGTAGAAAATATATTCATCATCACCATCTTCATTAACTTCTACACGCATTGCGTAAATAATACCTGATTTTCCTGTAACTTTTTTAGAATCCCGAATGCCTCTTTCTTGTATATTTTTAGCATCAAATATAGTACCTACTTTTACCTTTACTGTTCTCTTAAATGATTTTCTTTTACCTGACTTTAAATTGCCTTTTCTATCCATTATCTTTGCATCTTTTAACATTTTTTCTATGTATTTTTCAGAATCAAATATAATACCGCTATTACCACTATTAACATAGTCACTTAGATTAGAACTCAACATAGGTTTTCCTGAAAGAAATGCATCTAATGTACTATTATCACTACCTTCTACTTCTAAAGTATAGTTGATAACTCTATCTACTTTGGCTTTATTCTCTAAATCTTTTACTTTAAATTTAATATCATCCATTCTTTTTTTAGTAATATCACTAAAAATAGTTGATTCATTTAAAAGATTTCTTTTCTTTAAATCATTAATCAAAGATATTAAATTTTGTTGTTGTATTACAGTTAGAAACCTATCCATATACATTCCATATGATTCATGAGAATAATATGGTCTATTTTCATTACTTAAATCAATTTCTGAACTATTAATATCTAAATTATCAAACTTTTTTTTATTTAATGCATCATAAACAAGGTCATCTAGATTATTCATTCTAGGATTATTAGGCTGTATTTCATGAAAAATATAAGTAACTAAATGCTCATATAATTTTACATTTTCCATAAGCCTAACATGACCATACGTTAAATATGTAGGTTCTAATATAATGTCTGATTGAGTCGGGCTATTATCATCTTCAACAAATATTCGTTCTGCTTCTGCCATTTACTCACCATATTTACGCCAACCATTTAGCCCAAGCAACTGCTTTACCAATTCCCTGTGCTATCCCCAATCCACTTTGAGGTGGTGTATATGTTGGTTGACCTGTTTGTGGGTCAATCCAATATGGATTATTAAACTGGTCATAACCTGATGGTGGTATAGGATAACCACTACCATTGTTCATAGCCATTTGTTGTTGCATTACTTGTTGATTCATTCCACCCATTGCAGGTGCGCCATGTATATTTGCAGGATTCATACCTTGAGGATTACCCATTGCAGGATTCATACCTTGAGGACTACCTTGTGCCATTGAACCTGAACTAGATGCAAATCCTTGAGACTCTAAATATTGTTCTTTTGCCATCTTTCTTTGCATAATAACTTCGGTATTAAGTGCAGCACCTAGAATATTCTGCAAATCTAATGTAATATTTTCAGCAGTAATAGATTCATATTCTCTCAATGAATCAGGATGTACTTCTAAATCTCCACCTGCACCTTGAATAAATTTTAATTGTGGTAGCATTTGTCCTAATACTCTTTGGGTAACATCTTCTAACAATTTTTCAAATGCTGTTAAAAATGCTTCACCATGATAATAGAAGAACTCTTCTACATGATTTTCTTGTAGTGTCAATAAATTATTCATTGACTTAAATTGCGTTTGTTGGTTTTGTGTTATCTGATTCGATAACGACCCATTACTTGTACCTAGCCACCCCATTCGTCTTCCTCCTTATTTTCTTGTATTTGTGTTCCTTCTATTAATAATTTTTTAACTCTTTCATTATGTGCATTATTTTCTACAATTAATCTAAACAATTCTTCCTCTCTTGTTTCTGTATTCATTTGTGGGGGTTTTATAGTCCATCCTAATGCTGATAAGTTTTGTATGTCCTGTTGTTTCAAAGTAGTTAATGGCCCACTTGCAATTGGATTTAGTGATTTCATACTAGGTACATAAGCACTAAATGATAATCCATGTTCCTCCGCAAGCATCTGTTGTTCTAACATTTCATATTGCCTATGCATATGAGAATGCTTATCACAATAAGTACCTCTCATTGGGTAGCCCTTCCTAACTTTATGTAAAGGTATCGGTGGTCTAGTTGCATCAGAAGCATTCCAACGCTTTTGTGTACCACATACTACACACCTATCTTTTACATTAAATGCAAACTTATATGGGATTTTTAAAAATGTTTTTTTCTCAGGTTTGAGAATAGCAATAATTTCTTTTAATTGTTTTTTTGGCTTGTTACTTTTAAATTCATATTTCATTATAGAACCCGGTGCGCGAGCCATTTCTTTGGGAGGTAAAAATGGATTGGCTTCAACATATGCGTTAGTAGAACCAATTAAACTAGGAGGCTGATAATTCATACTCATTGTTCAATCCCATCCATTTCTTTACATTCAATACAATTACAAAATTCACTCATAGAACAATTTAGTGTTGTATAATATCTGTTTTCTTTTCTTTTCATTTAATCACCTAATAATCTTTAATCATTGTTAATACGCCACGATATACCATTTCTGAATCTGATTTTGCACTTACTATATATTTGAAGCATGGTATTCCTTTCTCATTTAATTTTGTCATTCCACTTTTAAAAGTCTCAAATATTGGATGGTCTTTAATTTCTCCTTCATGTGGGTATTTGCTTTTCCATAAATCATATTTGTTAGCCCATATACCTACTGCTATTGGATAATCATGAGATTTTTTTCTACCCTTTTTATTTATAGCATCCCAATAAGGAGAACATATTGTATCAACTAAAAAAGTCCAACACAACTGCTGCTCAATATCATAATGCTTATCCATATGTCTGTCATCAATCATGAATATGATATACTTAACCTTTCTAGTTTTCATATCCCCAATCCATTCAGACCAAAATACTGTTTCTCCTCCTACATCTGCTGTTTTAACTGTATGTGCATCCCCATCTAATTTAACATATTTCCTACTTGCCGTTTCACGACCAACAGTTCTTTTCTTAATTTCCGGTACTTCACCTCTCGTTCTTAATTGATGATGTAATGTGGTTTTTCCTACCTTTGTTGCACCATAGACACCAAAAGGAATAGAATGCATTCTGTTCCACATCTTTGCTACACCTTCTGCTACTAATATAACAAACCCCGCCATTACTGACATAATTAATCACCACAGATGATGCCACCAATTAACGATTGCAGTCCAAGTAGAATTATAAAGATTAATTCCCCAAAAAGGCAAAGCATGTCCTACAAAAAAACTAGCAATACATGCGGCAGTTGACCAAATAAAAAATCTAGTTCTTAAAAACCATATATCAGCAGAGTGCGCTCTTTGTAAATCATATGCTAATGTGGATTCATCGAATCCCATTAATAATTCAGAAACCATATACCTCACTCATTCATAGTCAAGAATGTAGGGCTTATGGTATTATCAACAGGTTGCTGATATGCTTGACCAAATGCAGGTACGGGATTTTGTATGAAGTTATTTCCGTAAGTTTGGTCATATTGACGCATTGTATCTCTAACTCTCTTTCGATTTTCTTCTTCTTTCTGTTTTCTAGCCCAATATGCATCTATCTTTCTTTGCAATAAAACATCTTCTATTCTATCAAATAAAGTTAAATCGAATATTGCTTTCAGTATCATTATACCTCCTATGGTTAATATCCCAAACAATAGTGCATGGGTATAACCTGCATATGGAAACATAAATCCATATTGGGTATAAAAATAAATATTAACGCCACTTACTGCGCCAACAAATAAAATCGTCATTACTAATCTTGTATCATCTTCTAAACTTGGCATCTTTTTCTCACCTATATCTATGCGAAATTAACTGTACAATTACCTGCACCTGCATCAAATTCGACATAACATCCTTGTGCTAATATCGCCCCATGTAAATCTTGCTCTAATGCCGCCGCAGTATTACCTGCGTGCATATGAAGTCGCAATACTTCTTTTTTACCTGAAAGAGTGCTATTTGCACTGTCCCAAATTTTAATTGTGAATAAAGAATTCGTGGTAGAAGTCATGTGTACACTTACTAGTCTACATCTTGATGTTGAAACAACCGTAGATGCCGCTAATACTCCACTTGTACTACAACCACTCATGCCTATTCCTCAACCACTGAAACAAGGGGTTGCCTTATCAATCTTCGGTTCATTCTTCTAAATCAGAAACAACTTTTTCTTTTTTAGTTTTTAGTGAATCTTTTTTAGCAGCGTTAACTAAATCCTCAAATTTAGTAGGTGTTTCTGCCTTTGGTTTAGAAATAGTCTTTTTCTTTGGTTTTGTTTTCTTTTTACTAGGAAATAAAGTTTCTGCTACTTCTTCTGATGAACCTTGTAGATTAAATTCTTTCTTAATTAATCTTAATTCATTAGCCCCAAAGTTAGAAATAGCCTCTCTATCTTCACCTGTCAATTCGACTACTAGCCCTGCATCTCCTAGCATACCTACTGCAATTCCAACAGGTACTACACAATTAACATCATGGCTTATTTGGTAAACTGTACCACCTCTTCTTAGTAGAAGTGGGCCATCGTGTTTTACTCTTTTCAATTTTACATTACTCATTTTCTTTTCCTCCATTATAGTAATCTCATTCCCCTCAGTAAAGAAGGGAATAAGACTACGTTATTATAATGGTATATATTTTCTATTTTAAAGGTTGCCCCATGCTCTTACTCGAACTGAACCACCGTTAGCATCATTAGCCAAAGTAGCGTTAGTACCATCTAATGCTGTAAACATAAGAGCAAAAGATGTTCCACTCTCATACGCACCTGCGGCACTAATTTCTACTAATGGTAACACTGCATTAGCATTGTCTGAACCTGTAATAGTTACGCAATGAAGTGATGAAAGGCCAAGAGCCGAAGCAGGGATTACTGACCCTGCTGCGACTATTGACGTTACATCTATCAAAGCATCTACAACATATTCATCACCAACAGCCTTTGGAAGTGTAACTCCCTTATGGTCTGCAAGCAAAGTAACTGTATATGCTAAAGCCATTCAAATCACCTAAGCACTCTTAATGTTAGTAATCTTACCTTGACCCTTGAAGAAAGAACAGCAAGTTTCACCCATTGTTCTGTACATTCCTTGGTTTCCAAGTTTACCGACACCGAATGGGTTTCCGTTAGTAATTCCATCCTCAAAGTATTGAGTTGGTTTCATAACAGATAGCCACATATGGTCTGTATCTAGGAACAGCATATCACTCAGTTCATTTGTTGAGTTACTACCAGTTGAAGGCATATCCTTTGCAGGGATTAGAGGGATATCAAAGTATGTTGCTACTCTAAATCCAACTTCTTGACCCTTTGCACCTTTTACACCATTATGTGTAGGAACAATCTCTTTCCTATCCATAAATCTTTCTTGGCTTTGTAGTAAGTCAGCAATGTGCTGAATAGTATCGTATCCTGTTAGAATACATTTTGGGTTTCCACCATTTTGACGGATTCTTCTAATCATACTATTAATCATAGTGAGAGTTAGAACTCTAGCATCACCTGCTGCATATCCATCTCCAAAGTCAACCTCTGCATCCAAGAAAGAAGCAACACCTGTTGCAGCATTACTACTAATAGTAACACTTCTTGTTGTACCAAACAGATTAACTACATCTGCAACAACTGCGGAGTTATCTCCATTGTTTGCGCCAGTAGTCAATAAGTTAGCATTATACATAGCAGCAATTTCACCCGCAGAAGAAACAATCTTCATCAAAGAAGTATAGTTTCTTTCAATGTTTGTTGCTGTACCATCATCATATGATTCGTATGGCATAACTAGCATTTTGCTTTGTGTTTCTGCATGATGCTTACCCATATCTTCTCTAACGATTGCACGAATGTCTCCGACACCATCATCAATAGCAGCCAATTCCATACCAAGTTCTGAGAACTCAAACAAATGAGCAACAGTTTTTGGACTTACGAATAATTTAGCGTATTCAGGTGAAAGTGGTCTAAACCCATTTGCACCGTCTAATGTTGCATTTTCTTCTACTCCACCAATTTGGTCTACTCTAGGTGTAGATAAATCAGCAGTGTTTGCAGCAACAGCAGTTGTTCCTGTTCCAAATGCAGAACCACTACCACCAGTAGGTCGGCTCTTTAGAACTCTCCATCCTGATGATGTGTAAGGTCTTTTTGCTAGAATTGAAAGAGGGTTAACCTCTTGGTTTAGCATTGACCATACTTTTTGTCCGTAAAGAACATTGTATAAATCTCCCAATCCACTTGCTGCACTAAACGGGTTTGATGCAGCGTCATGGGGCGTTCCGAATCCACCGACAACACCTGAACTCTTTAATAGAGCATTTCCGGCAGGGCCAGTTAATCCATAGGTTGCGGCTTCTAAATCTTTAATTGTGTTTGTGTATCCACTCATCTTTTCTCACTCCTAAAACTTCCTCGCTAGATTATGAATATCTCCCCAACTCATAGAAGATAACTCTTCTGATGTTGCAGGGAAACCTTCAGGTAATCCAAACGAAATTTCTTTTGCTTTTGCGATTTCAGTATCTTTAGCAGATAATGATTTGCGTAGTACAGCAAACTCTTCTTTTAATGCTGCTACTTCGGTACGAGCATCATATTCTGCTCTCTCATTAGCAGACTTTCTTACAGCCTGTTCTGAAACAAATCTTGTTTCAAATTGTTTTGATAGGTTTTCATAAGCAATCTTTTCTAATTGCTCTGCTTTGAATTGTTCATAAGCCTTTTCAACATTTTCAGCAGATAAATCTAGTGATTTAAATTCTGATGCATCCCATTCTTTAGATACTTTTAGAGGTGCAGGAGTTGCAGTTGGGTTACCATTTACTACTACTTCTTCACCTGCTTCTATATGTACTAAGTCTTGGTCATCTAATGCTTTTGCTTCTTCATCATCAAGAGTCATTTCCATCTCATCTTTCCCGTCTTCAGTAGCCATGTACTCCATGTCTTCTTCCATTGGGGCTTCCATCGTTTCTTCTTCCTTATTGAGAGAATTAACTTGTTTCATCAAGTCATTCAACTCCTCAAGGGCTTTTTCTAACTTTTCAGTCATATTTTTTTCACCTTTTTCTTCCTTTAATATATCAAACTTGGCTTCAGGATTAATTCCTTTTTCGCAAATTGTGACTTCGTGTAATTCAAGACCATCTATTTCATTATATTCACCTAAATCATTTGATTTACGGCTTCTTTTAGAAATAGCCTGACCTCCTATGCTAAAAGAACGCAATGTTCCTTTTCTAATATTTCTAGATATTTCTTTTGCTTTTTCAATATCATCTCTTAATTTAATAACAACATAAAATCCAACGTCATCTACGTGAGTCTTATGCACTAAACCATTTTTATCTCTATAAGAATCAATTACTTCTCCTACTTGCACATTAGAATGGTTAGACATTACATTTCTAAATTTTTTATTAACCATAAAGCCATCAACAGCCTCTTCTAATGCCTTAATAGTAATCAAATCATTTTGTTTATCTATCATTTCTATTGAAGCATAACCACCAATAATTAAATCATCTGACTTTAGAATACTAAAATCACGTGCATCTTGATTAACAAGACGCATTGGGGCAGACAGCATTAGCAATATGTTTTTTTCAACGACTATATTAACTAAGCGGTTTCAGATTCAGGTAAGTCTAATTTTTTATACCTGTCAAGTGTAATATCCCATACTCCTTCATCTTCTTTAGTATCTAACATAGTTTGTTTTTTACCAGTCCATGTAACCCAAGTATCTTTACCATCTAAAGGTACGACCCTAACGTGTAATCTAGTATCAAACTTATCACCTTCTAATTTATACTCATGATAACCATCCTTTTGTACTCCTAGTATTAATTTACCACTATCAATCACTTTACCTTCTTTAATACCCGATAAACTTATTTTAGCAGGAAACTTACCAGACTTACCAAATAAGTTATAAACATCCGAAGTTGTTTCTATATCAAATAACCAAGCCATACTTTTTTCTGATGTTTCAATAATAAAATCTAAATTATTATCTCCTCTTCTTTGAATTACAAAGTTTGCTTCTTTAGGATTTTTTTTTGGTTGTTTTTCTATTGTATCATTATTAGCCACAAAATTATCTTCTGTTTTATTATACACAATATCTTCTTGTCTAATTAACCATTTCTTTAATCTTTTCAAATCTGAATTAAAAGCAGTGCTTTCAAACTTATCCATATGATGTTCTTTAACAAACTCTACTATTTGTTCAAAAGTAACTGGCTCATCCATTTCTAATAATTTATTCTTTATTGATAACCTCAACTCAGAACGCATACTTTTTATGGCTGCTTTCAAATCTTCTTTCCAAACATCAATATCATACAACGCCTTTTTCTCCATCAATGTGTCACCACTAAAACCCATAATAGTAAATCCATCGAAATCATTTTTCAATAATATTTCTGCTTCACCATGTATATCATCAGTAATATACATCTTTTTGACACCTTTCAATCTATACTTAAATGGCTTATCTAAATCTTCCCAAATAGATTTTTTAGTTTTATCAGATAATAATTCTAAAGTTGCTAATTTATCAGATTCAGTAACTTCAGGTATTTCAATTACTTTAGCAGAATACAAACTAAATCCTTCTTTAGTTTTCTTTACTTCATCAACCTTTACCCTAACTATTTCACCAACCTCAACAGATTCTTTTGTATTCAACGCTTTCCCAACAGGAATATATGCTTTATCTTTTAATTCCGTAGTTTTGTATTTTCTTGATTGTTCTGCGGTTACAGGCCCAATACCAATAGTATAAGAATATAAATCACTCTTAGTCTTTTTAGAATCTAATACTACAACATCTAAATCAACAAACTTTTTCCACTTAACCCATTTAGGATTTTTTCTACTACCTATCTGATAAGTAGATTCTATATCTTTAATCACTACACCTTCTGACGCAGGTAGTTGCATTATAGTTTCAGAATAAGTGCCTACTTCTTTGATAGAATCTGCTATCCTAGTATCTTTTTTAGATGGGAATGCCAAATCTTCTGAGGAATGTTGTGAATATTGATACATTAAAATATTAATTCTTTCTCTCAATGGTTCATCCATTAAATCTCTTTCTTCATGTCTCATTATGTCGAATACATGGAGTCTAAGTTTTAATCCATCTACGGGTTTCTTGAACATATAATTAATTACTGATGCTCTATGTAAAGGTTCTTCACCTCTAAATAACATTAATTCTCCGTCTAATATACAATCTCCAAATTGCTTTTTATTTAATTGTTCTACTTGCTCAGGGCATTTATCAGTAATATCTTTTTGATTATAAGAATATATTTTTATCTTACCATCTATCTTATGTAATTGAACCCTCATTCCGTCATATTTTTCTTGAACAACATATTCACCACTAAAACCTTTTAATTGTTCCATATCATTTAATTCAAATATTCTATACATAGGCTTATTTGGAATTATAAAATTAATATCTGCTTTTTCTTCTTCTGATTTAGTATCATCAGATTTTTTTATATTAATATCAACTAACTTATTCCATTGTACATTAGTATATTCTTCTAAAAATACTTTCTTTAACAGAGACAACATACTACTAAACTTAGTTTTAATTCTCTTAGTATCTTTATTTTCACCATAGTGTTCAGAAATATATAATGGAATATCTTTAGATTCTAAATCTAATCCCATAGCACCCTGAGTAATTTCATCAGGAAGAAGACCATGTTTTTCCCACGCTTCAGAAGGCAATGGAACATTGTGCGCTCTTAATGCATAATGTATAAATGCAGCATATACACTATCATTAGATAACAATGTATCTACTACATTATCACCTAACTGTTCTGCAAACGGGTCACTTATTTCTTTAGATTCAAATCTCAATGATTTAACAGCATCATATAATTTTTTTGCTTGTGTAGAAGTTACATCTTCTGTCCTTTCATCAAATAAAATATCTTCATCTAAATGTTTTTTCAATAATCCTGTAAAAGCATCTAAAGAATCAAATTGAGTCCGTATAGACTTTACAGTTTTTTTCCATTTTTTACTGTATTCTTTTGGGTCTTCTAATGCAGATAAATATGAAAATCTAGTTCGCTCAAAAAAATCTAATACGCGCTTTGTTAGCACATCTTTTTTCTTTTCAAATACTATACCTGAAATTGACATTTAACCACTCTATTCGTGTAGATTAAACCCATATTTTCTTTCCATTTGAACGCGGCCACCATGTTCAGCATCCATATAAGTTGTGCCTTCTAAACCTAATTTTTTGACTAGTGCTTTTAGTTCTGAATATTCTTTTTCGTATCTAGCAAAATCAGCGTCCTTTTTAGGGCTAGAATTAAATTTTTCAAATGCTTCTATAAACTGAGCATCCAAATCTTCTAGTTCTCCTTTTGCAATACTATCCATTTCTAAACTTCTAACTAAATCTAATCCTTTTGCTACTGTTAATAGTCTCTTTAGCATAATTGCTTTACCCAAAGAATCGTGTAAATCACCAATCTGTTGATTCAATCTTTGTTCGTCTTCTAATAGTTTTTTCTGCCTTCTACCTTGTGTTGCATCAAATCCCATAGAATTTTTATCTGAACCTGTAATTTCTAATTCTTCTAGTTCAGTATTAACATCATCTAAATCTTTCTGCAATTCTTTAATTCTCTTTTGTTTTTCTCTATCTCTTTCATCAGATAAGAAATCTTTCATTACTGATTTACCAACGTAACCATATCCTTCTTCGCCAGTAGGATTTGATATCTTTTCTTCTTTAGGATTTTTAGGAGGGCTTTTCAACTTAACTTCTTCACCCATAACATCTTGTTCATTAGCAACAGTAGTTCCATCATTAAATTCAGCCAAAACTTCTTTTGCTTTCAATATTGCTAGTTCAATCATTTTTTCTTCTTTTGTTACTCTTTCCGGCATTTTTTTCACCCCTCAATTCTTTCCACAATTTTGTGAATATCATCCCAATTCATTTTAGATATTATATCACTTGAAGGAGCAGCACCATTTACCATAGCAGGTTTAGGAGATGTAGAAACTACAAATCCTGATTTCATTAATAAATTATCTTGTCTATATACTGTATCTTCTAGTGCTTTCACTTTATCAACTAACTCTTTCATTAGCATAAGCATTTCATTTTCTTCACTCATTTAACCCCTCCTCTTTAATTTACCATCTGAATCAAATTGAAAGGATACTACTTTTGTATCATCTTTTTCTGCAACATCAATATAAAACCCTTCTCCATCAATAAGGCTCAACTCTATTTTAAGAAAACGGCCAAGACCTGCCATTACCTCTCCACTATCAATATCTCCTTGTAATTGTTTTAATTTTTCTTCGGTATAATCGCTTTCATCAAATATATTCCTATTTAGGAAGTTATCTACTTCCTTTTCTAAAATCCCTTTAAATGTTCTTATATCTCTTGCTACCTTACGTTCTTTTTTCAATGTCGTTTCCCAACTCATTTCAAATCACCTTTTTTACTGGGATACACCATACTTCGCAACTGATTATACAAAGTCTCGTAATCCTTCCTTAGTTCTGCTGCTGACGCTACAATACTTAAGTTCTTTTCATCAAACCCATTTAATTTCTTAGTTAGTTTCTTATCACTTTTAATTAATTCAACTTTCTTCATCTCATCTATAAGAGAAGATAGTTTAGTTAAATCTTGACCAAAGTATTCAGAGGGCTGAGTAGATTGAAGTAATTTCTTCAATTTCTTTTTTTCTTTAGGTTCTAGTTTTTCCAATAAACCACTATCTGCTTTTTGAAGTGTATATTGCCAACCCATATTAATCACCTATAATTTCTCTAATTCTTTTTGCCTGAGATGTGTGCATTTCAACGGCTTTATCTAATTCCCTTGCTATCTTTTCTAAATCCTTTCTGTCTTTTATTTTTCTTTTTGGCATATCAACAGATGCAGATTTTGGTGTTCCTTTTTTGTTTCCTTCCCTTTTTACTTTAACTCTATTAAACTCTGCATCTTCATCTTCAGGATAAGGATAATACTTAAATTTAATTATATCTTCCCAACTCATTCTAAATCACCCATGACTTCTCTTAATATAGCAAACTTTTCAGGTAAAGACTCAACTTCAACAGTATGTGCATCATTTCGTAAGAACGACTTATCTAAAGAGATTTCCCTTAATTCTGCTAAATAATACATAAATGCATATAATTCAGTAGTTCTTTTTAATTCCATACGATAATCCTCATCTTTTATATCTGCTACACCTATACTAACATCTTCAGGTAATCCCTTTTCATCAAACATAGGGTCAGGTTCAGCCAAGTAATAGGATTCTTTAGCCTCTTCATCATCTAATAAATCACCAAGTCTTATTTCTATTGCATCAGCATAATCAATAATCTTAGACTCTTTCATTTCAGTAAATATTTTTACCTGTGATTTAGTAGCATCAGGATTCATTGCTTGTTTAATATCTGTTGCTACTTTTCTATAATTTAAATCTATAAACCCTCTTAATCGTTTTGTATCTCCAACTTTTATTTGTTCTAATTTAAATCCTTTCTTAGTAAATATTTCTTTCAACAATTCTATTCCTGTTTTACCAGAATACTCATCATTTAATACTTCTAACAATCTAACAGGGTGTCTACCTTGTTCATATTTATCTAGAAATTTAAATACATTTTCTTGAGAAAATAGTCTAGACTCACTTTGTAATGTATCCAATTCACCTCTATAATTTTCCATTCTAGAGTCTTTACCATATCTATTAAGTAAATTAGTTAATGTGGAGATAAAAGAATAATCACTAGAAGACCTTCTTTCTTTTCTAGATAGTTGGTCTTCTAACTTATCGAGCGTAGATATAGCAGTTTCTAATTTACTGAATATATTTTCATCGACTACAAACGCATCATAGATAGCCTTTTCATCTGAACCTTCTTCTAAATTTTCTACAAAATTATCTAATTGTTGTTGATTTTCTTCTGAACGCATATCATCAGACATACCCGCTAATAAAAACATAGTAGCATTATCTTGTTTAATTTTTAGAATTTGTTTAAACACTTTACGATGTGCTGTAATGGCTACAAATATTTTACTCATATCTATCTTAGGTTCTCTTACAGGTTCTCCTGAATCTCTAAAATTTTGTGAACCTAATCTATTATATCCACCTGAAGCAGTCATCAAGTCATCAGATAAAGATTCTCGAAGCCTATCTTTCCAATTACCATCAGTAACTCTAACTACATTTTCCAAATTGTTAACGAAGTTATCAGGAACTTTACTAGACAATAAATCTTTTACTTTAGGAGAAAATGTTTTTTTAATTTGGTCTAATACAAAAGCAGTTTTAGCCGTAGGCTCTTTATGACCGCGAATATCTGCTTTCAATAGTATAGACACACTTACCACTTATTTTCTGTATTTCTTTTTCTCTTTGGCATTAAAATTACGTCAGGAATATCATTGCTGTCAGGAATTTTCTTTTCTACTGTTCTAGACAAATCAATACCTACTGCATCTAAATCTCTATTCACTTCTACCTTACGTGCATTATACACTTTTGCTCTTGCCTCTGCTAGTTCTCTTTCTAATTGTCTTACACTTTTTTCAGTCATTTAATCACCTTTTTTTAAATATGCTAGAATAACAACTCCGGCACTAACCTACCCTTCTTTCAGTTCTTTTATCAACATTTTGATTTCCGGCTGCTTCGGGTAAACCACTAAATCTTTTATCAGGCCCACTATCCATACTAGGTTTATTTCTAGTTGTAGCAGGATTCTCTTGTTTTTTACCTTGATTCATCATCTCTTCTTGCATTTGCCCTAATTGACTTGCATCAATATTTGTACCTGCATACGGGTCTAACTCAACCTTTTCTTCTTGCTCTCCACCTGCACCTTCTTGTTCAGGTTTTGGTTCAGGTTTACTATAAGAGAACCTACCTTCATCATCCATATCTATTTCAAATCCTAAATTTTTAATTGATGCAGCAATATTAACTTCAAGTTCTCTTTTTCTTAGTTTAGCAACTTCATCCTCTTCTTCCGATGGTGGAAGTTTTAGAACCCAATCGGTAATTCCAAACTCTTTTGTTACAAAAGGAAATACATAATTATTCCAAATTGTCTGAGCCATTTCTACTGCTCTATTAGTAACAAGGATTTGCATACCTTCATTATTTAATCCTCCACTAGAAGAATTATCAGCCATAAATATTTTACTTACTCCATAGAAACCTGATACCCTATCTCTCAAATCATCTTTGACTGAGACATAATCCATTTCTTTTAGACTATCCATAAACTTAATCCATTCAATAGAACCTTTACCACCTTCTGATTCAATACCCATTACAGGTATAAAATGTGGGTCTTGTTCCATCTTTTCTTTTACGCCTTTCCAAAAAGATTTCATAGATTCTATGTTTCTAGTCTGTACTGCAAGTAATCCTCTAGGCATTCTTGCCTTAGTATATGATGAATTGATATAATTATCCATAGCAATAAGTGTTGTAACACTATTCCATAAAGTAATTAGTGGTGATAGACCATATAGCCTACTAGGTGTATATTTACTAAAATGTAAGACTTCACCTTCTAAGAAATATTGTTCTTCACCATTTACTCTATTAACATAATGTATAGGATATAATTCAGATGTACCACAATGAGGACAAGACCCTACCGGAGTATCACTAATGAAATCTCTATGCCTTAAACAGGTAAATCCCTCATTACCTCTTTCACCTAAGTCATCAGCATAAATATGCATACCAACTGGGTCGCCTCGATAGATTTCCTTTATACGGTGCATCATTACTTCTGAATCGTTATCTAAGAAATATTCCTTAACTAAGACTAAGTATGCGTCATCCATTATGTTCAAATCATCTTCCAACTCCTTAAGCACATCAATAAACAATTGTTCTGATTTGTTGACATACCCCTCCATGAATGATAATGCGTATTTTAGTTGGTCACGATTAGGTTTAGACAAATTTGTAGAGCCGCAATCTACACATTCGATTGTTGGAGTTTTATGTTCTTTACAGCAGTCATCACACTTAGCGACAAACTTTTCTTCCCAAACATATCCCCTTCTAAATATTTCATTTTTTAATTGAGTAACACACGTTCTAACTATTATAGATTGGTTTGCTATATGATAGATAATAGGTGCAGTTAACATATAGGAATTATCTTTCTCCTGAATACCCGGATTAAACACCTTACGGTCAGCAGGTCTTGGGGTTGTTCTTCTGAATAGATTCGTTATGCTGAATCTTCTTTTTTCTTCTACCATATCTTATCCCCCTAATTGTTAATTATCCGATTTCCCAAACACATATTAAAGTTCCTTTATGTGCTATTTACTCCTATCAGATTTGAAGCATCATCTCTCTCTAACTTATCCATCCAACTCATTTTAGAATTTTCTTCTAGTTTACTTATAGAATCCAAATCAATATCGAAAGCAGAAAAGTCAAAGTTCACATTATCCCTGTGATTATGATATTTCATTAATTTAAATAATTCTCCCATCCTACCTTTAGCCCAAGGTTGTTTTTTAAATCCTTTTTTGATTCTAACCAACTCTAGTAATATATCTGCATTCGGACCTTTCATTCTAAAGTGTGGCCTACATTTAGTCAATAATTCATGCACATCTTTTTGAGAATAAAAATTTAATCTATTAACTAGTCTAGTATCTTGTGGAGATTTTTGGTCTAAATGTAATCTACCCATACCTAAACACTTGTGTAATTCTAACATGAAAGCCTTACCTCTATCTCCCGTAGCAACTAAACCAACTCTAGGATTGTTATTTCTATCCATAGTAATATATCCATCAGAATCTATGAATGCCGCAGTATAGGCCCAAACATTCTTTTTAATATCATCATTTATTTTATAATATGCTCCATCCACATTAGTAATATTTTGACTAATTGCTAATTTAGAAATAATTTGAGGAGAAGACATTTTCTTAAGATTATCAGGTAATGCTTCGTGTATTTCTCTAGAAGATATTCCCGGTGAATTACAAACAGATTTCAAAATATTTTCTTTAATCCTTTTCTTAATTCCTTTTGTAGAACTTTGAGATTTTATAATTCTCTTAAAATCTTTTTTTGCTGTTGTCATTTCTTTACTAATAGAAATATATTGTTTATTTAAAGGCATATCTTTTATTTCTAATTTATTCTCCCAATACTTACAAAGAGAATCTATAACCTGTCTTTTGGTATCTATATCTTGAATTTTGCTAAGTTTGATTATCTGTGATTCCGAACAAGTCATATCTTTAATTATAGGTTTATATGGACTAGCCCAATAAATCTTATCAATACTCTTATCTAAATGGTCTGCGTAAGCATCTATTAAATTATCAATAGATTTACTCATATCCAACCTTTTTTCACCCTTAAGGGTTCTTCTGAACATTCTCATATCTTTAACCAAATCAGGAATGTTCTTACTCTCTATTGTGTATTCCTTAAGTGATAAATCTAATATTCTATCTGCCTTTGTATAAGACATATTGAAATCTTCTGCAAATTCTTTTACTAAATCATTGTGGCTAGATAATGGCCTACCATCGAGCCATAACATCTTGGCCTCTAGTTCCATCTCCTGCTCTAGTTGACGTTGTTCAGCAGTAAGTTCTTCAACTTCCTTTACTTTGTCTGTTAATGCTTGTAGTTGTTCAGAATTAGGAGTCGCCATAATATTTGCCTCTTTTTAAAAATTCAATCCCATCAATCCTGTGTTCATATTTATAGATGGCTTTTGTGGCGCATCAAACACTCCGAGGTCATCTAGTAGTATAAAGGAGTCAGTAGGAGACTGAGTAGCAGCATTAGCCAATGCTAATCCCATAACTAAGTCATCATGCGCCCCTACCCCCTCAAATCTGCCGGATTCTGTTATAGAAAACATAGATAATTCTTCAATTAATGCAGTAGTCATACTCCTACTGTTATTATCACCATAAGGAAAGTTAATTTTACCATTTTCTATGTTCATTTGTAGATTTAATATGATTTCTTGCTTCTTTTTTCTTGTTGTGTTGAAGTCTTTGATGTTCATATCAGTCAAACTGCGTAATTCTTGTGTAAAGGCCTTAGCAAATGTATTTGTTTCATATAATATCTGCTCAGGCTCAAAAACTTGGCCTATTATTCTTATTTTTTCAATATTTTCTCTAAATTCAACATTTTTTGCTCTATCAACATGAACAATTGTTTTATTTTTCTCTTCATCTACTTCTAAAACAACAATTACATTATAATCACCATCAGTAGAGATAGCAGGGTCAACTCCAACGTAATATTTGTATCCTTTATCTTTACGATGGCCTAATTTTAACACATATTCTTTATTTTTACATTTATTTACATAATCAGGGTCAAAAAGTGCAGTTCCGGTTGAAACTGGTATGCATAAATACTCTCTAGTAAACTTCAATGACCCTATTTCCGATTTTCTTTGCATTAATGCATCATAGTCCCATCTTTCAGGCCAAAGAGGTTTATTCATTGAATTTAAGCATGGATATTTTCTAACAGTATAAGCATCATTCTCTTCTAACTGTGAAAATATATCAGTATATGTAAAAGGAGTACCAATCATTCTCAAACTTGCAGTATGGTGTAATGTCGGTATCATATCTCCAAAGAACCAATCTGTAACTCTTTGAATACCTGATAAACTAAACTCTTTCAAAGGGTCATCAATAATTATTTCTTGAGGGTGAAGTCCTCTAATTTGAGAACCAACAGAACGCTCTAAAATTGCATTACCATTAGTCAGTTGAATATTCCCAATAGCCCAACCTCTAGAAGGTCTGAATTTTTTTAATTGTGGAAGATTAAAATATTTATCAATTTCACGCATATGTACTAAAGTCTGTTTTTGATTAGAAGATATGTATAGCATTTGAAAAGGTGGTTCTTGAAACACAAGATTCCATACTACCCAACTATGCATAAAGACGGATTTTCCATGGTCACGACTACAAACAATAACAGTTCTATCTGTACCCTGCATTAACTCTAACCATTCTTGCATATATTCAGGATACATCATTCCTAATACATTCTTAAAAAAATACGGAAAAGAAGTCTTGGATAATTCCATATCCATAGAAGTCATAAAATCCGTACTACCTAGTTCCATTATATCACCAATCTCTACAAGCCATACATCTAGCGGAGTAGTCACTTCTTTTACACGTAGAACATTTATGTCTTGC